GATTAACATTGACACCTGTAATGAACACTTACCACAAGGACAGAAAGATTTAGGTTTAAAAATAAATCAAAGTAACTTATGTTCAGAGATAGTGTTACCAACAAACGAAGAACGAACAGCCGTATGTTGTTTATCAAGTGTAAACTTAGAACACTTTGATAAGTGGAAGAAAGATGATCAGTTTATTGATGATCTAATTACGATGCTTGACAATGTGTTAGAGCATTTTATAGAAGACATTATAGACACCAGTAGACTAGGTGGATACAGTGCAAATTTTGAGAGGTTTAAAAAATATGTTAAAGAAGAAAAAGAAGGATTACTTAAAGCTGCTTATTCAGCGTATAGAGAAAGGTCGGTGGGTCTTGGAGCGATGGGCTTTCATTCTCTACTCCAAAGCAAAGGCTTACCTTTCCAAGGGTTACGAGCTACTAGTATTAACAATGTCGCATTCTCCCATCTTAAAGGACAGGCTGTTGCAGCGACTAAAAGACTTAGTGAAGAACGTGGGGAAGCTCCTGATGTACACGGCAGCAATAATCGTAACGCTCACCTCTTGGCTATTGCTCCTAATGCCAGTAGCTCTATTATATGTGGTGGTACTTCCCCTAGTATTGAACCATATCGTGCTAATTCGTATACGCACAAGACTTTATCAGGTTCGTACCAAGTTAAAAACAAGTACTTGGATAAAGTTCTTAAGAAGAAAGGATTAAATGTAGAAGAGAGAGAAAATATTTGGAAGGATATAACCATTGCTAATGGGTCAGCTCAAGGAATAGATGTACTAACAGACGAGGAGAAAGAAATATTTAAAACAGCTAATGAGATTAACCAAATTTATATAGTTGAACACGCACACATGAGACAAGCATATGTTTGTCAAAGCCAGAGTGTTAATTTATTTTTCACCATGCCTAAAGCAACTGAGTCTCAAGCTGTGCATGATGAATACTTACAATATGTAAATGATGTACACTGGTACGCAATGAAGAAATTAAAATCACTGTATTATTTTAGATCGGATGCTGCTCGTAATGCTGAGAACGTGAATGTTAAAGTAGAACGAGTTAGACTTGAAGATGTGGAATGTTTGAGTTGTGAAGGATAATATAAACTTTAGCCAGTTCTGTAGTAGGCACTGGTTAGATCATTGTGATGAAAATAAAGCACCTTTGTGTATAACATACACAGAAAAAGAATACAAAATTAAATTTAACAAATGGCTACTAGAAAAGTATGCTGAAGAATTGGAGAAAGAATGAGCTTACTAAGCAATAGAGATTATTACAAACCCTTTGATCATCCTTGGATGTTTGAAAAATACGTGGAGCAAAACCAAATGCATTGGTTGCCTGAGTCTGTACCACTACACACAGATGTTAAAGATTGGCAAGAGCTATCTGCTTCAGAAAAGAATTTACTTACACAGATATTTAGATTGTTTACACAATCAGATGTAGATGTAGGATCAGGTTACATAGATAAGTACATGCGTATCTTTAAGAAACCTGAAGCACGTATGATGATGTGCTCCTTTGCTAACATGGAATCAATACACCAACATGCTTACAGTTTACTTTTAGATACTGTTGGGATGCCGGACGTAGAGTACAAAGCTTTTTCTGAGTATGAAGAGATGGCTAACAAGCATGACTACATAAAAGATTTTAAACCCACACGTAAAAATAAAAAAGAAATAGCTAAGACACTAGCAGTTTACTCAGCCTTTACAGAAGGACTACAACTCTTCAGTAGCTTTGCAATCCTATTAAACTTTCCTCGCTTTGGAAAGATGAAGGGCATGGGTCAGATAGTTACGTACTCTATACGTGATGAATCATTACACGTTGAAGCTATGACTAAACTCTTTAGAGAATTTATACAAGAGAACATAGAGATATGGACAGATGATTTTAAAGCAGAACTTTATCAGATATGTAGAGAGATGGTAGAGTTAGAAGATAAGTTCTTAGACTTAGTGTTTCAGTTTGGAGACATGAAAGGACTTACAAAGAAAGATATGTATGCGTATAATAGATACATAGCAGACAGAAGACTTTTACAACTTGGATTAAAAACTAACTTTGATCAAAGAGATAACCCTTTACCTTGGTTAGATGAAGTGCTTGGTGTTGAACATCAAAACTTCTTTGAAGGTAGAGCAACAGCTTACATGAAAGCAGGACTGCGAGGTAAGCAAGATAAAATAACATTTACGGAGATACAAAATGAAAGCAACGGAAGCTAATTTATTATCCTTCCATATCCTTTTCGATTCTAAAGGAAGACTGGTTACAGAAACTAATGGTCTTCCTATATCACAAGCTAGTAAATTATTTAAAGGAACAGATTTAAAAATAATTGAAACAGTTATACGAGAAGCAAGACGAAAAATATTAAACATCCATAATGAATTGGAGTCAGAACTGGATGCCCTTAATGCTAATATTAAAACTAATTAGATAAAGGATTTTTATTATCATCTTTAAGAGTATCTATACTTTCTTGTAGGTACTCTATTTCTGTTTGTAATGCTACAATATCTTTTCCCATACCATTAGCGTTCTCAGCCAGAACCTTTAGAGAAGGGCTAATTCCACCATCAATACTTTTATTAATGTACTCTACAGAAGTTTCAATACCCACAAACCTTTCTTCTATAATCTGTTGAGCATTCTCTGTATCACCTATCCCACCAATTTGTGCCTCTAGGTTCTCTAACCGGTTCACATAGGTAGCACCTGTGTACCCAAACCCTGCCAACGTACCTACGATACCCACCAAAGCTATTACTTGTGTTGTTTTATTTTCAAACCATTCCATACTATTCTCCAATTGTAACTAAAATTATTTTTAACCATCCAATACAATAGATTGTGTAAATAATAAAGTCTATTAATAAATCTTTCATTACAGATTTGGTTGCATACTTATCATGCTACCTAACGTATTAAGACTAGCACCTGCTAATCCATAAAAAGCCTGTGTGTTATCATTGATAGTTACACCTGCATAAATTGCACGAGGTTCATACCACATTTCTTGTTGCGGTATCTGTGCATCTCTATAACTATTAAAGCCTGCAACGTATCCTATGTAGGCAACAAGCGTTGACCTATCTCCGTACTCACCTGTATCTTCCTGTTCTTGTTCAGCTTCTTCCTGTTGCTCTTTGATATTGTTAGCAATTATCTTATCAGCTACTTGGTCAGCTTCAGAGGCTGTCATGACTCCTGAAACTGCTGTATTAATCTCACCTTGCATGTCTTGAACCTGTACATCTGCCATTACTACCTGTGGAGAATCGTCAAGTGTAGGCATCGGTGTAATACTAAATGAGGATGAACCTCCAACAGAAGAACTTCCTCCAACACTCATTGATAAAACCTGATTAGTCTGGATGTTGGCAGAGGATATTTGATCAGACATACTGGGGGAATTAGAAGTACTTACACCACCACCAGAAGTACCACTAGAAGCTCCATACGAGCCTGTAGAGGAACTTAAGCTATTTGAACTAGTACTTGTGTAGCTAGAGGAACTAACACTATTAGAAGCTGTTCTAATTGTACCGGCTATAATGTCTAAAGCAGACACTCGGACAGAACTTTTACGCTCGTCATCGGGTCTACTCTCATCTTCCTCCGCAAACAATTCTTCAACTACACTTTCGTTTTCTTCGTGTACTTCCTCTTCACGGGTTTCTTCACGAATAGACTCTTCAGTTTCTTCGTTAACAACTGCCAGTATTTCTTCAATACTTTCTTCAGCTTCAAGCGTTTCTTCTTCAAACCACTCTTCAAGTTCTTCCATAGTTTCAAAGACTTCTCTTTCATTTTCTTCATATACAATTTCATTTTCTATTTCCTCTCTTATTATTAATTCATGTGCCATTACAGTTGTATCCATAGGTAGCATGTCATACGTAGCCATCTGATAATGTTCTTGTTCTGTGTCCCAAACATCCATTAAGACATCTAAGTCTTCGTAGGAAGTCATAAGTGTAGATTCAAAGTCTACCATACCATCATCCCCAAAAGCTATATCAGTTCCGAACCATTCGTCTACCTGCTCCTGACCAAACTGTTCAGCATCAAGTGCGTACCAATCTGCGTCTGTGAATCCTTCACACCTGTTCTCATAGCATGGGTCGTTAGGGTCTAACCACTCGTCATACTCTTCGTCATACCACATGTCTTCTTCGGTATAACCATAATCTTCTTCTTCACTATAGTATGCAATGTTATCTTCGTGTCTGTAACTTGGACAGAACGGAGCATACTGTGGGTTCTCATCACATTGTAAATCATCATAGGCATCCCAATAGTTAGGACATTCTTCGCTATACAGTTGTGTTAATCCACACTCTTGACTCAAGTATGCAGAAGCATAACCTGAACAACTTGAATTATTAAGTGGGTCACTACAGTCTATAGAGTTACCTGTTCCTACACCTAATAAAGAACCACCATTCTCTAGGGTTGTATTTATATCTGCGTTGTTCCAAGTGCTACTAACACAGCCAGATAAATTAGTTGTTCCTGTACTACATTGGTCATGAAAAAAGTACTGATATGATTCTGAAGTACTGCTTCCTATCTCACCTATTAGCACATCATGTTTTTCTATATCTAACGCTCCGTATCGATATTCAAATGTGTCATTGCCCCACAAAATAACTTCAAAGCTGTTGTTGGTATTGTTACGACCATATTCTTTCATGTCGTACCACCCAAAGACTGTCTTGTCTGAGTAGCTTTTAGCAAGTACCGAAGACCCATTATCCCTTATAAGGTCTGTCCAAAAAGGATACATAGTGTAGGTGTGTTGTCCTGATATAGGGTCAGGAGTAAAGTCGTTGCAGTAAGCTCCTGAAGTTTTAAAGTGTAAGCAACCATTAGTAGCTACTCTTGCTTGTGTAAACTCTTGCCCGTAGTAATCAAACGTAAAGTCTAGGTTGAATGCACCCGATACTCCATCATCAGAAGCACCGAGATTTGTTGTACCTGATACACCTGTTAAGTCTATAAGACTTTGATTGTCTTGATAGCCATACGAAGACTGGACTGTTGACGCTAGGAAGAAAAGACTAGCTATTAATAAATTCTTTAACACATGTACTCTTTGATTTTAATTTACCCTTTGTATTTCTTGTACGTTTACAAGACTTTACATATTTCTTTTTAACTTTTTCAAAGTCAGGTCTTTCTTCTTTGTTAGCTTTCCAACCTAAGGATGCTTCTTTACCAACTTTACCCATCCAAGGACAAGGAGTTCCTGCCATTTCCATAGCTTGAAAAACTCTGGAGTCTTGACATAAGATAGATACACTAGCAACCTTCATGCCTGTATCATATAAATACTTGGAAAGTTTTAAACGCTCACAGTTCTGGTCAATAACTGTACCACCTGTAGAAAAACCAAAGACTTGTCCTTGATAAGCTCCTGAACGTCCAACAGTACAAAGGTCTTGCGAGTAACTCATGATGCTTGGTGCAATAGCACTAGCAGGAGGAGCTTTTGTAGTTACGTTTTGATTTACAGTTTGGGTAGAGTTAGACTCATTAATATTTCGATTAGTACTATCAGATACAGAATTGTTGTTATTGGTATTACTATTCGTGTTATTACTTTTGACATTGGAATCGGAGGTAGAGTTATTTGTATTGGTGTTGCTGTTTGTATTTGAGGATACGGAATTGTTATTGTTTGTATTGCTACTTGTATTGTTTACAGTTTGATTAACTGTCGAGTTGTTGGTACTGGTAGAACTATTAACATTTGTATTAGAGTTTGTATTGTTAGAAGTTGCATCCGAAGTATTACTGTTTACATTTGTATTAGCATTGGTATTGCTATTAGTACTCGTATTATTATTTACATTTGTATTAGCGTTAGTATTGCTGTTTACATTTGTATTATTATTTGTATTAGTATTGACGTTTGTATTATTGTTTGTATTGGTATTCGTATTGGTATTATTATTTGTATTGGTATTAGTTGTAGTTGTTTCGTTAGTAGTATCTAACGTATTGTTCTCACAATATTGTGTACCATTAGCACACCCTGTACCTGTTTGTTCTACAGTAAATGCAGACATGCTTAATAAACCTAAAACTATTGTGCCTAATAATTTTTTCATAACTCTCCAATTTTTAATTACAAGTTCCCCGTAGAACTAACAATAGCTCTCTTTAGGGTCTTGCTTTTTTAGTCTAAGTAGTGATTAGAAGTAGTAGTAGTATCCCGAACCTACCAAATACGTCCAACCAACAATACATAAAACGCAGAGGCTACTCTGTGCTTTTCCTTTCAGTTGATTTTCCTTCCTTTTTTAATTCGTTCCATCTAAGGAACTCCATTGTGTCCATGTCCCAAAATAATCCTTTATAGCAATTACTTGATATTGGCTCTTCTTCTGGTTCTTCTTCTATTCCGAACCAATTCCATCTTCCGTTTTTGATTACGTCTTTTAATGTGTTTTCCTTTTTCATGAGTCTTGTTTGTGTGATGCCCCAAAATAAAAACTTATAATTGCACTAGCTAGACCACCTAAGTAACCTAGTACTAGATTGATTAATGCTTCTGAGTTCTGTTCTGGAGGTTGAAGAGTCACTAAAAATATATAACCCATAAATCCACCCACAACAAGAACACCTATAATACGAGCAGTCCAGTCTTTACTAAACTTTCCTCTCGCATCTTGTATGTCTGCTGTTTCTAACGCAAACACATCTACTTCAAGCTCTTTCATTTGTAATTCAAAAGCTTGTTCAGTTTTTTTAAGCTCTAACATTTGTTCAGGGGTTGCTTCAGCCATAGCTTTTTCTATAGCTTTTGGTGTGTTAGGAACACCCAACACTTCGGCTATCATTTTCGCAGCCATTCCACCCATTGGTCCACCTAAAGCAGTACCTAGCGTAGGAGCAACAGCCCCAATTACACTTGTTAATATTCCACCTAGTTTCATACTTCTTCGTCCTTATATATTACTTCCATTAAATCTTCAAACATATCTCTAAAATTATCTAAAGTCATAAAGGGCATGTCTTGTCTTACTTGATGTAAACAGTATTGTCTGTAACATGCTTCTAATTGATCTTCTAGATATAATATCATTATACTCCCCTGTGTAATTTTGTCAAGTTAAATTTTTAATAGCGCCTACGAAATCTTCTACTCTAACTGGTGTTTGTTCTTTCCATTTAGATTGTCCGTCTTTACCAGAGCCTGTAGATACTTGACGAATTGCTTCATCGTAGTCTTTACTAGACAGGGCTTTGTAAGCTGACGGAAATTTATTCATCCATCGTGTGCCTAGTTGAAAGTTAACCGAACCTAATGCAATTATAAATCCTGTATCCTCTATGCTTAGGTCTTGAATTTGTTGTGCTGCAGCATCCCATGCTTTTTGTGCATCTTCTTTTAACCATTGATTTCTTATTTCTTTATCAATAACTTGGTCTATATAATATAAACTACATTCGTCTTGAGTTAAAAGATGTCCTACACCACATGTAAGTTTGCCAAGACTGTCAAGATAAACGTATTCTACGTTACCTTCTCTAAGTTCAAGGTGTTCTAAAAAGTGTTTATACATTATCTTTTATAAATAGCTGTATAAGGCTCACCTGTTC